TCGTGACCTTACAACGAGATGATTTTGAATATGCGGGCTTGAATAGTCGGGACGATTTACAGGTCGAGATGGGTAACGTGGTTTTACCTAGTGCACCGGCCATGGCTGAACAGGTGACTGATATACCGGCCATGTATGGTAACCAATTTAATGGCACGGACTTTACTAGCCGAACAATTAGTATACCGGTATCTATTTACTGCGCTGATAATCAAGACAGATTTAATCAGACTATGCACAATTTGAGTGGTCTGCTATTAAGTGATGACCCTAGTGATAATGGCAAAGAATACCCACTAGTATTTGGCTTTGAACCTAAGGTGACATATTGGGGGCATATTACCGCAATTAGTGATCCAGCTCCAATTAACCCGGGTATGTATGACATGACGCTTACAATTACTTTTGTGCAGTCTGATCCACGAGCAACCTTGCCACAAGTTGAGAAACCTTTAAATAATGGTTTAAACACAATTACTGTTAGTGGCACCGCCAATACAGAGCCGGTTATTCAGATTATACCTAAGCGAGATTTAAAACATATTGGTTTTACTTTAAATGGTGGACAATATGGAATTGGGCCAGAAACTCCCGAGGATCAAGCTAGTGCTGTTAAACCATATACAGATGTTGTCCACGATCCAATTGCAAGTATGGCAACGTGGTCTAAAGATAGTAGTGTTACCAGTGTAATGAAAACTAGTGACAATCCAATTTACCAGGGATCGTGCGAAATAAATTCATCTAGCACGGTTATGATAGTTGCTAATAATTCAGGTAAAAAAGACTATGGTCCTCTACCTTCTGGCGTTAACGATACGTGGTATGGCCCAGCTTATCGGTATACTGGAATGACACAGTCACTGACTGATTGGCGTGTTGTAACTAGTCTATATCACTTGAAATATTCTGGTTTTCATAATAGTCGTGCGATGGCACGGTGTGAACTTTTACTTTTAAATGCAAGCGGAGAAATGATTGGACGCTTTGGTATTTTAGACCTTGGCACTGGACGTAAGCCACTGATTAGATTGCAGTTATGTGAAGCCGGTTCGTATATGGAAAAGGACGATGGAAAGCACCGCAACCTATACTATGATTATGGCCCAAAAGGTGCTGTTAAAAATAGAAAAGATGAACGTATACGGATAAAATCAATCAGGGATAAAACCAGAAAATTTATAACTTTAATTAATCGTGAAGAATCTGACTGTATTTCCGATGGAATTTTTGTTTTAGATATGACTAAGAAGGGACAGGTGTTCACGTGGAGGATTACGCAATATGATACGCATACTGGTCAGCCCTATAAAGATTCAAGGAAACATCTAGTTGTTAGTGGAACATTTGTTGACCGTAACAATCAATATACCAGTCCACTCGGTGGCGTTGGAGTAACTTTTCTAAAATTTCCAATTGCAGAAGACCACAATAACATTAAATATAAAGACCCCTTCATGTCATTAGCAAACCTAAGAATTTGGCAGGTGAATAAGGTTGATCCGAGTGATACAACGTACATTGCTAACGCTGGTCAAGAGATTGTCCTAAATTGCGAGACTAATACTACAACGGTTGGCGGTAAACTAGTCTCACCGGTTTGGTCAACTGACTATCCTAAGTTGAAACCGGGGGTTAATAGCCTGTCAATGTTTGGTGACCTTGACGACGCACAAATGACGCTTAAATACCTACCAAAACTATTATAACAACACAAGGAGGTTATGCAGGTGGCTTTAACCAATCAATATTTAATTCTAAATCCAAGTTTGAAACGGATTGGTACCCTAACCATTGATGGTGCTACTAAATTTTCAAACGACAGCATTAAGCTACAATTAGCCGATTCAGACACTACCAGCACGGGCTATGATGATGATGCTAATGTGGGAACTAAAGACAGTTATACCGGCACTATTAACTTGAATGCTCAATCTAAAAAGTTCGATCATCAAGGTTCATTAGACGTATTTCAAGGACAACCAGATTCAAATAAAGTGGTGGCTGGTAATAATCTCGCCTATTATGATGGGCTATCGGGTCATTGGTATGTTATGCGCATATACAGCGTGGAGGAAAATAACACCGCTGCTGTTAAGCATGTTACAACCGCTAACTTTACTAATTTATGCTTATATACACTAGCTCATCATTACCCACTTGCTACGGACGCCAGCAATATTTCTATTCAAACAGCCTTCAACGAGTGCTTTAACGATACCGGTTGGGCAGTAGACTATCAGACTACCAACGCCATAGTGTCATTATTAAGCGTTGACGGTAAGACTAAGGCTAGCACGTTATTACAGACACTAATTCAAACCTATGATGTCGAGATTGATCCTTATGTTGAGATTAACTCACAGGGTAACATTACTAAAAAGGTGTGCGTCATTACCGACAAGCTTAATGATGACGTGGTCTATAAAGAAGCGGTATTTGGCAAGAACATGACTAGTATTAAACGGACAACGGTATCAAATCCAGTTACTAAGTTAATTCCATACGGAGCTAACGGTAGCACAATTGCCAATGTTAATAACGGCAAGAATTATATTGTCGATGATGATGCCAATCAGCGATACAATCCGGACTGGCAAAATGGGCTATACTATGAAGCCACGGTTACAGCTAATCTAATAGAAAATCCAGAGGGGTTAAAATCGTGGGCACAAGATATGCTAAAACTATACAACCACCCTCGAACTTATTATGAGGTTAATGTGACGCCAGAATTTAATCCACCATTAGGTGCAACAATTAGATTTAAAGATGAGTTAATTAATCCGGTATTAGATGCTAGTGGGCGGGTGATCCAACGAACAGTCAGCTTTGCTAATCCGTATGGTAACACCGTCGGATTTGGTGAGTATACGACTGTTAAAGTAGCAACACCCGCATGGCTTGCAGGCTATCAGAATGCTATTAATAACGCCCTTGCAAAGGCTAAAGCAGACGCCAGCTCAGTAAAGCCGGTTGCGTTAACCCCAGATGGAAATAATTTTACTGATCCCACCCAGACTAAGCGACTAATCTTACAGGCTTGGGAAGGCAATACTAATATTTCATCCTACATTGATAGCAAGGGATTTATCTGGCGGCGAAACAATCCCGATGGCACGATTGACACCAATTATGAGCAAACAGGCTATTTAGTACAAGCACCATATAGTACTGTTGGTACTTTGCATGGAACAATTGAAACAGATTATATTCAATCAGACCCCGAGATTAAGCTCGATACAGCCAATATCAAACGAGTAGCTGATTTTCTACCAACTAATGTCGATATTGGTGCCGTTGGTAGACAGTACATGTGTCCACTATCCAATGGAACTTACATTGGATCACAAGCCAAGGACGGCAATACACTATACGTGCTTCATGACAGCAATTTCAACGTAGTTAGTGCTATGACGGTTGTAAATGGTGGACATGGGGCTAGTTTTGATATTGAAGAATCCAATGGAACAACTTATATATGGGCTTCTACCTGCGTTGATTCAGCTAATCACAAATATGCCGTTAGCCGATTCCCATATGTTCCGGGAGCTCAACTACAACCAACTGACAGCAGAATAACACATTACTGTACCATGACTGATTGTCGATACGTCAATGTTGACCTTACTAACGGTTATGTACTATGTGGATTTCCCAATGGAAAGAGAGATATTGTTAAGCTTGATGACATTAAGAATGGTAACTATAACGTTCAATATTCCATCAATGTCACCAACTATGGTTTTGACCTTAAAAACCAGACTTACCAATCACAAACTTTGAGTTTTCCCTATGTTATTTTTCATAGTGGCGATATGGACATGCACGATAAGCGTATGATGTACGCCGTCAACGTGATTCACGGGGGTCAAGAGTTTTCAGTCGATGAGCTAAACGACATTGACTTAGGTATAACAGACCACAATGTTGAACCAGAAACATGTCACTTGATGCAAAGTGCGAATAACGAACTATCGTTATTCCTAACTTTTCATTGTCGCCCGGCAAATGACCATACAGTTGATCATCAAGTAACAAGAGTTATCACAATACCAATTATTGTACGGATGCCAGCTAGTGAGATTGATAAGGGGATGATAAATGACAATGTTGATACAGATGATTAAAGAAAGGGGGGAGTATAAATGACCGAATCTAACCCAACTCAGGTTATTCTAACAGATGATGGCCTCAAAATTATCAAGGCTAACAATGCGGCTGCTGCAGCAAATAATGGTGTCAATGATATAAATAGTGATAATAAATTAACACCGAGTGAAAAAATTTCGTTAAGACGTTTGTATGATACTGAAGTGTTAAAACATGATTTTGATGTTAAGCAATTAACCTCAATGAGTTTGCCTACTACTGATATTGATTTAGCGTTAAGTAATTTAACCGCTTTTACAGCAAAATACTTCGTCAATATGGATATTACCGAAGATGTTGACCGACAGGCTTTAAATAAAGTGTTTAATGATTTTGATAATGCTGACAAGGCCGTGGAGGGCCTTTTCAATGACGCAGTTCAACAAGTAGCAGACGATGCTAAAAAAGCTGGAGATGATGCAAAGGAAGCTGGAGCACAAGCACAAGCAGCTGGGGAAGCAGCTAGCCAAGCCGCTATCAAAGCACAAGCGGATGCCACTCAAGCGAAAGCAGACGCAGCTACTGCTCAACAGAAAGCTCAGTCTAGTATTGATCAATTAAATAATCACTTGCCAGATATCGATACAGCATTAAGTACGGCAAACTTAGTTAAACAAGATGTTACTAAGCTAAGCGATACTACAGAACAATATCACAATGAGTACACTACAGGAATTCAGAATGTGATTAAGACAATTGATGATATTTCAATCGGTGGGACTAACTTGGTTATTAATTCAGGATATCCAACAGGAACTGAACATTGGACAGCAGGTGGAGGAGCAAAAAATGTGTTCAGAGTTGCTAAACATGCTTTTTATCATAATGGAACGGATAACACTTTCAATTTAATTAATCAAGGCAAACAAGCTAGTTTAGAATGTTATGCATCTTCGGAAAGGTTTCCAGTAAAACCGAATACGCAATACAGTCTATCTTTTAAAGGTTTTGCTTCAAGTAACGTTCCAAGTATGGATGTTTGGTTTTTGGGGAGGAAATACAGCTCAACTTCTTCAACAGGTTACGATAAGGCAATATTGATTGTTGATAATAAAGTGCTATCACCATCACAAGTAGATACAGTGCAAGTGGTATTTAACACTGGCGATTGTGAAGAAGGGTATCTTAGATTTGATAATAATGGGTCATCAGATGGGAAGGATAGTAGTTTATACTTCACTGAAATAAAAGTAGAACAAGGGACACGTGCTACTGATTGGAGTTTGTCACCGTTAGATACGGCTACAAGCACGGAGTTTGACCAACTAAGCAACGCAATTAAGCTAAAAGCCGATTCTAGTGATGTAACCTCACAAATCAATATAGCTACTAAAGGCATTCAAAGCGACGTAACAAATAAAGTTAGTGATTTAAATACCAAAATCAGTCAAACTTCGGATGCTGTTAAAATTTTAGCTAGTACCACAGGTAGTAAAAATCTTGTGTATAATGCAACACTTGAACAAATGACCAATGGCTTCCCTACTGGATGGACTAAGAATAGTAATGCCTCAAATGAAACAGGATATGTTTCGAGCGTTTCATCATCTTCATATGAAGGTAGACCTTCTATCGGGATTAACACGTCAAAAGTAATGGGCTGGGTAATGTTTGCACAGTCTGATCCCCAGCCATTGCCTGTTGACAATGATACAGATACTACAAGCAACGTTTATAGTGCTTCAATGATGGTTAAGGTATACGGTGATGGTGGAACTAAAGCAAGCGGACATGTTTTTATTGTTCTAGCTTTTTTTGATGATAACAAGGTACGCATTCAAGGTGGTTATAATGGCGTTTGGTCACAAAACGCAACCGATAGTAAGGAACAGTGGCAATTAGTTAAAGTTGAAAATTCAGTGCCTCCAGTAAATGCACAATACGTAGGTATTCAAGCATTCACTTATGGTGTGCCAACACATGCAGCAATTAACCAACCGATGATTAATATTGGAACAACGGCACAACCTTTCAAACCAGATACGGTCAATCAAGCTTCCATTATGGCCTCGATTAATGATATTAATTTAAAGGTTTCAAACTCAGATGGTTCTTCATCACAAGTAAACATTAATAACGACACAATTTTATTAGACGCTAATAAAATTATCTTTAGTGGCAATACAAGTATTTTAGATGGAACAATTGGTACAGCTAAGATTGCTAATGCAGCTATCAATACAGCACAGATTGCAGATGGGGCAATTAATAATGCTAAAATTGCGAACGCAGCTATTGATGATGCCAAGATATCGAATCTGAATGGTAACAAGATTATTGCTCGAAGCATCACATCTAATCAATTGAATGCTGATGATATCATTGCAAACGTTATTAATGGTAAGACAATTAACGGTATTACTATCAATACCCCTAACTTGCAGTTGGGAACTAATGGTACATTAACCGAGAATTGGACTTTAAATCAAGCCACTTCATTGTTTAATCCTAAGAAGGGTTCAGGAACAACGACTTTGACTCAAGGTCTTTTAGCTACTAGTGGTACACTATCACGCTGGTGGTCTGACGATGGCGGTTATTGGTATGGAATCGGTGATGATGGAACCAAGATTAAAAACGGTTCAAATCAGGTCGGTGACAATTATGGTGCCGGGTATACTCAACACAATATTTTTGATTCTAAGGGCAACACTCTTTTAAGAACTTATATGGACGCTACAGGGCTATATATGAATAGCGGTGGAACTGCATCTGTTAATACTGTATTAACACAACAAGGTTTAACGACCACAAATGTTACTGCTCTAGGTGGCATTAATGGTGCTTCGCTAGTTACAAATGGTTGGGTAGATGCTGGAATAGGTGCGGGACATGGTATTCGGATCGGACAACAAACTATTCAATCCCATAACTCACAAGATGTGTACTTTAACGGTGATGATAACAAGCAAAGCGTAACTATTCATGCGAAGGCTATTATCCAATCCTCACAATTGAGCCGAAAAAAAGATATTAAACCCCTAGATGAAGATTACGCTATGCAAGTAATTAGAAATTCAGATATGTACGGATATCGCTATAACGAAGAAGCGCCAACCGAACCATTGCATTATTCGGGAATTATTGATGATGTTAATGGGACACCGCAATTTAAAATGCCAGCAGAGTTTATTTCAGAAGATCGAACGGGGCGTAATGATGGTAATACTGTAGCTTTTCTTGTTGAAGCACTTAAGCAAGCTGATAAAAGAATTGGAATACTGGAAGGAAAGATGAATAGTGACTAAAGAAGAATTGGAAAAAGAAAACCAAGAATTAAAAGAAAGAGTTAGTAATTTAGAATTTGCGAACAAGGTTTTGGAAGACTTAGCAAATGTTAGGATGCAAAAAATCAGTGATTTAGAAGTCGCAAATTCAACACTGAAAATTAAAATCAATGGAGGAAAATAACATGTTACAAACAACTCAAAGTATTTCATTAAACGGATCTTCAACAATCGATGGTACATCAGTAGTCAATTTCAGCACAAACTTATCAGCTGATCAAGCATATTCAAGTGTTTCAATGCAAATTGTGGATATGGAATTATATAAAGCTAATAAGGATAAAGTACGAGAAGACCGTGATGCGTTCCAAAAACAAGCTGACACTATCGTTGATAGTTTAGGTCAAACAGAAGGGAAATAAAGATAGGAAGGAGACACTAAAAGATGGCAAAAACGCTTAGTTTTACTGATACTTCACCACAAACGGTAAAAATTGGCGATACTACCACTAGTTTTACATTAATTTGTGGCAATGATAATGTGGCAACGGACTTAACTAATGTTACTTCAATTACCGCTAAATTGGGTAACGATAGTGGCTATCTTAAATCGGCCACTGTTAATCCGGCTAGTTTAACTGACCCAACAACTGGTCAAATCGTGCTAGCTTTAACAGCGGATTTAATGACCGGCTTAACAGCGGGAGACTATCAGCTAGAAGTCTGGGTAGTTGATAGTACCGGTACGTCAATTTACCCTAGTGAGTCAACGTTACAGTTCCAAATTAATAATAGTCTTGAATAGGAGGAAAACAATTGAATAATCACAAATTAAGGGCGTTCATCTTAATGATGGGCGCTATTTTTATGGCCTTTTTTATGGTCAATACTACCAGTCATGCTGCTCGCATTGATATGGTCGATGTGTCAAATAATAACGGATACATGTCAACGGCAGAGTATGCTTCCATGCGTAACGAGTTCGGTGTTAAGGCTGTTACGGTCAAGATTAGTGAAGGCGGTATATACAGGGATCCGTATGCTGCCAGCAACATTGCAAATGTCCAAGCAGCTGGAATGTATATCAACGGTTACCATTTTGCACGCTACGCCACTAAGGCTCAAGCGATTGCCGAAGCTGACTTCGCCGGGAGAACGGCTAAATTGGTAGGGTTGCCAGTTGGTGCGGTACTAGCAACTGACGTCGAAGCTGAGGAACAAAATAACCAATATAAAGCAACCAATGACCGCAACAATGTCGCCTTCATGAAAGAGATTCAGAAGTTTGGCTATCGGGCTGACATTTACACTTCCGGATCGTGGGCTAACAACAAAATGACCATCAAGAATAAAACTGGCTGGATTGCTGCCTACCCGTATGTGGCTAGCGGCAAGAACTGGTATTCAAATAACCACGCATGGCAGTGGTCATCAACGGCTAGATTCCGCATCAGCTATGGTGGATTCGATGTTAGCCAATTAAATAGCAACTACTACACTGCTGGTCAAAAATCAGCAGTCAAGCCGACTAACAAAGGTGCAGTTAAGGCCAACAACAAAAAAGCCAACAAACACACTTACAAGCGATCTGCGTCATCCAAGTGGATCAAGGAAGCTAAAACTTACACACTCAAGACGGCGGTCAAGCTGCACACAAGCACGTCAACGTCATCAAATGTAATCACTATTTTGCCAGCTGGAACCACGGTAAAG